CCCGCCTCTTGGTTTGCGTCCTCTTCGTTTTCCATGTCCTTTGCTTTCATCTGGTTCGGGTAATAAATTAACCAATGGTTTATCTTCTTCATCGCTTTCAGATATAAATTCAACTGGGTTATATTGCCCACTCATTGTTCGCCATACGTCTCCCCATCGTCCCATATCAAGTGAATCAAGGGCAAGGCGTAATGCTTCTTGTGCTTCTACTTCTTTAAGGTGTTCTTCTAACTCTTTACCTCTGTTTAATCTTTCGCGGTCTCTGCCTAAATTTTTATAAATTTCAGCAAGTCGGGCTTCTTCTTCTGGGTTTTTAACTTGAACCAATCCTTCTTCGGCGTCGCTTTCAGATACTGCTTCGGGTTTAAAATCTTTCAAATCTTTTTTAAATTGTTTATAATCACTTTCAGTTTCCCCATGTAGTCTTAAAGCTGTTAATTTTCTACCAATAGCATTTGCTTTGGTGCTTGGATTAGCATGAACAAACCGCAAAAGGTCTTCATATGTTTCAATTGCTCCCCAATCTTTTATTGATTGAACGGCGGATTGAACTGATTGGCCAGATTTTTCAGCCTGTTTTATAATATCGTTTTTACTCTTTTCATCGTCAATTTGGGCTTCAATTTCTTTTTTTTCTGCTTCGTCTCCTGCTTCATCTAATTTTTGCCTCAATACTTTAATTTTTTGGGTTTGGTCTTTTTCTAACATTTTAAAAGCAACTTTATTTTTTTGGACATTTTTAACTTCTCCGCTTAATAATTCTTCAACTTCTCTTTTGATCGGCAATTTAATGTTATGTTTTGGTAGTCTTAGGCGTGTTTTTCTTGTAGTTTTTTTAGTATTTCGCTTTCTATATAATTTTTTTAATTTTTCCTTAATCTTTTTTTTCTTTTCAAGGTTGGTTTCTTCCATTAAATTTTTAATTTCTTCTTTTACGGACATTATTATTATAATAGTTTATAAAATAATAATAATAAATAAAATTTTTAACCTCGGGCTAATCTTTTAGATGCTTCGCCAAGAGTTAAACCTTCAGTACGCATTAAATGGGCTACTTGTCGGCCTCTTTCTGCTCTTGCTCCAGATTTTGCGGGTTTTTTGTGTTTACCTAAACCCAAAAAATTTAATGGTCCAAGCATATCACCAATGAAACCAGAACCACGGCTTTTTTTGTGTTTACCTAAACCCAAAAAATTTAATGGTCCAAGCATATCGCCAATAAAACCAGCTCCTGCATAATCTCTTTCACCATCAACAACACCAGAACCACGGCTTTTTTTGTGTTTACCTAAACCCAAAAAATTTAAGGGCCCCAACATATCGCCAATAAAACCAGCTCCTTCATAATCTCTTTTGCCATCAACAACACCAGCACCAGCAAAACGGCTTCTAGGTTCAACAACACCAGCACCATGCAACAAAGCTTTGTAATGATGATGGTAAGGATGGCGGGGATGATGGGCACCTGCATGATGTAAATGTTGAATCATGGCGTGTTTTTTATTGTGTTTCTTACCTTTTCCAAACATAGCACCAACTAAATTTAAAGGGTTTAACATTGCCAATGGGTTGAAAGCTCCGCCTTCATAATCTCTTTCAGCTTCAACAACACCATGGCCAAGCATTTCATGGGTTTTGCTTCTTATACGTTTTTCGGTAGAATACATTATTATATATTATATAATTGGATTTTTATTTTGAAGAAAATTTTTAATATTATCCAAATTAATTTGTAAAGTATTTATTAAATCATTTAGATCATGTTGTTGTTCTGGTTCTTCTTCAATTCGCAATAAGTTATTTTTCAAATCTGCTATTCTAATATTTTTTAAATGGTTCTTACTCCTTCTATGTTGAAATATATAATTAGATAAATAAGTTTTATTACATTCTTGGCACTTAATTGAACGATATTTATTTTTACTTTCCATTATATAAGTTTATATAAATTTTATGAAAAAAAATCTAAATTAATATATATATATGGAAAATTTGCCTAATTCTGAATTTAACGAAATGGACGAAAAAGAGGTTGATGGATTTTTGAAAAATCTTCAAGAAAATGATAAACTGACTAATTTTATTGAAGCATTAGAAATGTTGGTTGACGATACTGTTGAAGACACCGTTGAAATTGATTTATCTGAATGGTGCAAATATTTAGAAACTTTGAAAGATGAAGCAATAACAAATGAAGAGACTTTGGAAGTTAAAAATAACCAATAATTAAATGTACGCCATTATCTAAAACTTTTGTTGAAAATCGTTTGAACAATTCAGGTGGTAAGATTCTAACCCGTTTATAATTAGGTTGATAATAATCAATACCTTTAATGGGTTTTAGATCATGCTTATATAAAAAGTTTACTATTTGGGAAGTTGTAAAATTCTTTGGAAATGCTACTGAATGAATTGGCATTTGTTAGTATTATATTATATTATTATTTATTATTATTTAGGATTTTAACCAACGGGCACGGTGCCCACACGGTCATATAATTTTTTATGACGGTTATTTGTCTTAGATGCTAAACTCATCTATAAAATTAATATGATTATAATGTATGACCGTAGGGTAAATTCTAAAAAATGGGGTCTTGAAAAGTAAAAAAAATATTTTCAAAAATTTTTTCCAATTTGATGTCAGATCGGCACACGGTTCATACGGTTAGCACGGTTTTTAACATAATTTTATAACTTATATAATTATTATATGATAATTACATCATAAAATAAGAAATAATGACCGTTGGTTAAAACGTGGGGTAAATTTCAAAACAAGGCGTTCCCTACGTCCTTTATCAGTTCTTGAAATAATTTATTATATTATGTTATATTATATGTATTATTATTATTATCTTAGGTGGGTAAAGCGTCAGGGGCTTTTTGCTCTTCAATGTTTGGCTCTTCAATAGTTTTTTTACAATGATGTTTATGATGGTGTTTGTGATGGTGGGCTTTTTCTATTATGATTGCATCAACACAACAAGTTGAAATACAACTTTTTCGGATACTTAAGTTTTTGAAAAATGCCCGTAATTTTTCGCAAAATGACATTATAATAATTTTATAAATTTATAAATTTAATAAATTATTATGTTCTATTAATATAATATGAGTAATTACACAACTAATGAAAGCATTATTTATTATAACGCCACTTTAACAAATAATGAACAATTAAGCTATTCAACAATTCCCGCAGAGTTTGCCCAATCTTTTCAGAATCCACTTATTGAAAGAGCTGGTGATTATGATGTTTGTATAACACGTTTCGCCATGTCATCGCAATGTATACCTTTTTGGGCTGTTCCCATTCAATTGGGTCAAGCTGATCCATCGTTAACTCCTTATGGTATTCAATTGCAATATTATGCACCTAATCCAAACATTCCTGGTTCTTATTATAATGTAAGTTTGCCAGATTATACTTATTTATATTGGACTTCAATTGAACAACCCCCAGCTTATCCAGCGGGTCCAATCAAAGAGCAATTATTACAAAACGGTTATTATTTTAGTTATGATAAGACTGATTTTATTTCAATGTTTAATAATGCCATGTCTGATGCTTTGGTTGCCCTTCATTCTGCATTTGCTACAGCGTACCCCGCCGATCTTAACCCAATCCCGCTTTTAAATGATATCTACAGAACCATAAGCGTTAATGGAACATCTTTAAGAGTTCCTGAGCCAAATTTTCCATTGTTGTCTTACAATGAAAGTTTACAAAAATTTCAAATTTTACTTAATCCCACTTTATACGCTAATTCAACAAGCCAATCTTCTGGCGTGAATCAACCATTTGGTATAAGGATTTATTTTAATAATTTATTGTTTCCATTGCTTCAATTTCCATGTTTAACCACTGAATATGATCGCCCTAATGATTTATCAAATAGTTATCGCTTAGAAGTATTTGTTGAAAATAATTATGTTTTGCCCTCTTGGTATCAATACTATCAATTTGATACATCAACCGCCCCAAAACCTCCAATTTTACAAATAGCGGTTTATTCAGATCATAACACATTAGGTGTTTTTAGCCCTCTTCAAAGTGTTTATTTTACATCTAATACTCTAACAACTAAACCAGAACTTGGCCAACCTTCAACAAATCCTTTTACATTAACCAGTCCCGCCACTGTGTCCTCATTGGTTCAATCTAAAATTCTTGTTGATTTTGAGCCGAACTATCAAACAACAAATTCAGAAAATAGGGATTATATACAATTCAATCAATCAGTTAATAATTCAAGATTAATAGGTTTACAAAATTCATTTGAAAGTATTAAACGTATAGATTTGAAATTATATTGGAAAGACTTTAATAATAATTCTTACCCCGTGGTCTTATTTGCTGGTTGTTCTGTGGATTGTAAGATTGCTTTTGTCCCAAGATCTTATGTCAAAGGAAATTATTAAAATTATTAAAATTATTAAAAATAATAATTAGTCTAAAAAATTTTAATTTTATTAATTATTTTATTTATGTATTATAATATATATAACTAATGTCTCAAGCCATCCCCGTGCCTTTAAATAAAGTTTTAGTTGTTGATCCCATGTGTGATAATTCAACCGAAAGTGTTTATGCTGTTGAAAAATCCGCATCTATTGCAAATTATTACACTATCAGCTCCAACAACTCTTCCAACACTTCCACAACTTGGGTTGTTAACTCCAACGATATGACCACTATAACGGGTCGTGTTTGGATGGTTGACGCAACTGTTGCCATTTCTGTGCCAATTACTCGTCAATTGACTAATAATGATAGATTTTGTTTGCGTTCTTTCCCTCTTTCTAAATGGGCAAATTCCATTGTTTTACAAATTGGAAATAATAGTTCAGTTATTCAAATTGGTCAACTTCAGAGTGCCTTAGAAAGATACGATTTCACTAATAAATATTTAAATTATTCTGAATGTCCCATGCAATTTGATATAACCACCCCTTATGCTTCAGACGTACCAAACCAACCTTTCAATTATTCAACTTCAACCTATGGTGAAAAATACACTTCCCGCCTTGCGCAATCACAACTTAAAAGTGCTGTTTATTTGCCCCAAGCAAATGGTGCCACTTCTGTTGTTCTTACTTACCGTATTCTTGAACCCGTTTTTATTCCTCCTTTGGTTCAATCTCTTTCTCAAGCTGATCGTAAAGAAGGTATACGCAAGATTTCACAATATCAACTGACAATGAACTGGGGTAATCCTAACCGTCTTTTGTCTTGGGCTGGTGATGCTGTAAATGGTCCCGCTTCTGTTAGTTTCGTATCTGCCCCCAATCTTTATGTTCACCAACTCGTTCCAGGTGCGTTGGATATTGGCAGAAGCTTAAGTGTTCAGAGTTTGCCCTATTCTGATTTAATAGTTTACCCCACCGATCCCAGAGTTTTGGCTTATTCTGGCAATAATGAAATTTATGGTGCCCCTCAAACTTTCGTATCCCCAACAATACAATGTTCAAGAATTCCCGCCGAAGTATATATTTGGTGCCGTCCTCAAGATAGTTTTATGAATAGTTCCGTATATGCAACCGATACATTCGCAACATACGTGAAAAATAGTTTGCAAATTAACTTCAACGGTGTCCAACAATTTCAAAATATTACTGATATCGCATTATACAACTTATGTGTTCAAAATGGATGCAATACCCCTTGGAGCCAATGGAGCAGTTCAGCCATTCAAGACATTACATATGTTAATAATTCACAACCCGCCCTTGTTTATGATAGCGGGGTTGGTTCTGTTATTTGCTTGAAATTTTCAAAAAATATTACTCTAGGCCTCGACCTTTCGCCCGGTGTTAACACCAAAGCAAACCTTCAAATACAAGCCCAATTTGCTAATCCTTACGCAAACACTGGTGTAGCCCCTTATGATGCCGATATTGGTTTTGTGATGTATACCCTTGTTGTTTACGAAGGAGCAATTGAAATGTATCAAAACAATACCGTTGCCGTGACTCTTGGTTGCTTGAGCAACGAAGATGTTTTGACCGCCGTTAAACGCAACGAAAAAGTCCATTATTCCATTAATAATGATGAACCTTTGGGAGGTTCCAATATGTTCAGTAAAGCCAAAAAATTCTTATCTGAACATAAATTACATAGTGTTATAAAAATGTTAAAAGGTATACATGGCCATCCATTAACAAAAGAAATTTCCAAATATGCCAAAGGTTATTTGAGAGGACGCAACCCAGAAGGTAAATCTGATATCGCTGATACTTTGGAAGAATTTGGGCTTGGTATGGTTGGAGGCGGTATGGTTGGAGGTAAGAAAATGAGCAAAGCCGACCTTAAACGTGCTTTATTAGCTTAAAATTTACATAATAAAGGTTTTCGTTTTCGTCTTTTACCAAATCCTTCATCATCCCATTCATCATGGATTTCATGAAGTTCCGATAATCTATTAAATTTTTTATTTGATTTTAATAAATTTGTTTCAGATTTTTTATTAACTGAAACAACTTTTGGTTTTTTAAGTTTTGGCTTTTGTTTGATTTCTTCAAATATTGTTTTATCTTTTGGTAATTGAGACGTTATTTTATAAGGTTTTAATTGTGAGCCTTTCCTAATATCATTTAATAAAGTTTCAATACTGACATGATGACCCAATGAAGTCAAATCTTTTATATTTTGAGGGGTTGGTTTCAATTCAATAATTGGTTGAATATATGCTTCTTGTTGTTCTTCCAAATCATCTTTTGTGGGTTCTGGCAAAGGTGGAGCTGGAGGTGGTAAAGTTGGAGCTTTAATTTGGTCTTCTTTAACTGCTTCAATCGCTTCATCCAAATTTGTTGGTGGTGGTTTATTTACTGGTTTGTGTATTGGTTTAGGAGATCCAAAAACAAGATCATCAAAAAAATTGTGTTCTTTTGGTTTACTTAAATAATTAAAAACGTCCTTCATCCATGACATAATATTATAATATTATAATAATAAAATATAAAAATATTTCATATAATAATAATGTCTTTCACAAATGCAAAAAATGGTGCTGACCGTCTTTTTTCTTACTCTCGCATTGGTTCACAAAACCTCACAGTTTTGGACAATAACAATAATTATTTATATGAATTTCCAAAATCTTCACCAACTGATGTTGCGGGGGATGTTCCCGTTTTTTATCCAAATGGCACTTCTGCTTTAGTTAAATTACCCGCTGGAATTACTGACCCAGTAGCAACTTTAAATGTTCAAACTTTAAATATTGTTGATGGAGCTGATGCCAAATTGTATAATTTACCAAAAGTTGCCCCAACATCCGCAACGGATGGACAAGCTATTGTTCTAACAACTGGAGGGTCTTATTTAAGACCTTATGTAATTGAAGCCCATGTGAGTGGTAATTTAAATTGTGTAAACAATGGAACCGTTCAGAATCAAGTTATTGCTTCTAATACATCCGCAACAGTGAATTGGCATAATACAGGTTTTACTGAATTGAATTTTGCCCCCGTTGCTAATAACATATTTGTCCCCGTTAATGCTGGAACATATTTAATTAATTTTAGTCAATACGCCCAATTTTTAGGACCAAACCCAAGCCCCGCAACCAATAATTGGCGGTTAAACATTAATAGTTCGCCATATTCACAAGTTGGTTATTGGAGTTATCCAACAAATGACAATAACAGTGTTATTTCTTTCAGTGGTGTTTTCACTTGCAACGCTTTTGATAATATAACAATTGTTTGCACAAATGGGGACACAACTGGCCGTGATATTGTTTTGGGTGCTGGTTCAATCTCAATTGTTAGAATAGCCTAAATTTTAATTTTATTATATTTTTATATTTCCATATAATAATATAATGAGTTTTACAAATGCTAAAAATGGGACTGATCGCCTTTTTTCTTATTCAAGGATTGGTTCGCAAAATTTAACCGCATTGGATAATAACAATAATTATTTGTATCAATTACCAGCAACAGCCCCAACTGATAATCAAATTTTAGAATTCAACGCAAACGGCCAAGGTCATTTTATAAATGCTTCAAGTTTAGGCAATCCAAACGCCATTTATACATCCGACCCAATAACAGTGCCTTCTAGTGGTTCAATTGTTGCTTTTGATGGTGCTAATCCATTTGAAGCGGTATCTCTTAGCAATTTAAATTTCAAAAATGGAACTTTAACAATTGACCAATCAACAATTTATGAAGATAATTCTGGTAATATGACCGTTCACCCAAACAATAATAATTTGGTATTGCTTGGGAATATGATAATAAACAATAGTAATGGTTTGGCATTTAATAACAATAATGATATAAACAATATGAAAATCTATCATGAAAATGTTTTGAATGGTAATTGGGATTTTCAAAATGGTGTTCATTCAATAACAAATTTTACAGAAGCCCAAAGTTATAATTTTGATAGTTCAATAAATGTTAATGGTGCTGGTGTTGGTGTTTTTATTAATGGGGTGCCATTAGGCGGATCAGGTGGTCCAACTGGACCACAAGGCATTCAAGGAAATACAGGAGACACAGGACCACAAGGCATTCAAGGAGACACAGGACCACAAGGCATTCAAGGAGACACAGGACCACAAGGCATTCAAGGAGACACAGGACCACAAGGCATTCAAGGAGCAACAGGAGCAACTGGTCCTCAAGGAATACAAGGGGAAGTTGGAGCAACTGGTCCTCAAGGAATACAAGGGGAAGTTGGAGCAACTGGTCCTCAAGGAATACAAGGGGAAGTTGGAGCAACTGGTCCTCAAGGTGAAGTGGGAGCAACTGGTCCTCAAGGTGAAGTGGGAGCAACTGGTCCTCAAGGAATACAAGGGGAAGTTGGAGCAACTGGTCCTCAAGGTAATGTTGGAGCAACTGGTCCTCAAGGTAATGTTGGAGCAACTGGTCCTCAAGGTAATGTTGGAGCAACTGGTCCTCAAGGTAATGTTGGAGCAACTGGTGCAACTGGTCCTCAAGGTAATGTTGGAGCAACTGGTGCAACTGGTCCATCTGGCGTTGTCTCTAATAATTTAAATAATTATTATGTTAGTCAGTCAGGCAATGACACAACAGGAGATGGAAGTTTAACAAATAATTGGAAAAGCATAACAAAGGCAATAAATTATTTACAAGCTTTACCCGCTGGGGATCTATTAGCAACCATTAATGTTGCTACTGGTATTTATACCGAAACCGTGCCAACAATCACACGTTCAGGAATTTCTATTGTTGGAGCTTCTAGTTTGCCAAATTTAACAGTTATCAATTCAAATATAACTTTCAACATGACACAAAATAGTGCCAGTTATTCAGTTGGTGGGCTTAGTAATATTGAAGTAGTTGGAACCATTGAACACGATAACGGGACAATTTACCCCAATAGCTTAAATATTAATAATATAATATCAGTCGCCCCTTCTAGTAAATCAAATATCATTACCCAAAATGGTGGGGGTGGTTTGCTTGGTGATCTTACATTACAAAACAGCTTAATCTATGCAGATACTAACGCCATCGCCGTGGCAATCACTAATACAAGTATCAATTGTATCAATACACAAATAACCAACAACCCAACATTAACAGCAACAACCTCATCATTTGTTTCAGTTGGTGGAAGTGGTCGCTTTAATGCTTTTGGTTGTTCATTGATCCAAACCAGTACATCCGCATCAGTTAATAGTTTAATAACCGTTAGTAATAATACAACAGTCACCAGTTCTTCAACAATAAATAGTTGTATTTTATTATTTACAGCAGGAACAGCAACAGCAACAGGGGCAATTATGACCTTCACAAATTCAGCTTCATCAAATACATGCAATTTTTACAATAATTTTTGTAAATGTAATTGTTCAGTCAATTCTCCAAATAATTATATAGTTTTGAAATCTGGAGGCGGTGCGATAAATTTCAGCCAAGGCAACAATTTGGGTAGTACTGCCAATCACACGATCCCAAATACTGGAGCTTTTACGGGATGGACTAAAACAACATTTTCGGCGGTTGTTTAAATTTATAATATAATATATATTTAATGAAACAAGAAGTTATTGAAAAGTTTGGATTCACATTTGTGGCACCCAGTCCAGTGAAAAAAAATAAGAAGTACGCCGTTTATCATGATGGTGTTTATTTGTGTTCATTTGGTCAATTAAAACCATCTGGTGAACCATTCACGCAATACCATGATCGAATTGGGGTATATTCTGACTATGATAATAATAATATCAAAAAGCGTGATCAATACCGCAAAAGGCATGTAAATGATAAGCCACATTTAAACGATATAACAGCCCCCGCATTCTGGGCGTGGTTCATGTTATGGTAATTTTTAAGAAATCTAATTTATTTTATATTAAATAAATTAGATTTACCAAAAAAATAAATTAGATTTGTAAAATTTCAATATAAATTGATACTATATTATCATAAAAATTAATTTTTATGATTAAGAACGCCCAATTTATCAATATATTTTATAAATTCAATCTATTTTGAAAAATATAAATTCGTTTTATTTAAACTTCTCTAATAGAAAAAGAAAATTTTGATTTAATATATGTTGGTTTAATCATTGTTAATAAATCATTAATATTATCCATTGAGTAATTAGCTATATCTTTTAAGTTTTCGTTTTTCCCTGCAAAATATTCGTCAAGATATTCATATATTTCATTAATTACCGCTCGTTCTGCCTCTTTTCTTGTTTTACAATGTCTATATATATAATTATCATTACAATTTTTATAATCATCACAATGAAATGTAATAATAACCCAAAACATTAAATAAAATTTAGAAATTAAATTTATAAATTTTTTTCTAAATTTAATTTATATATATGTCTTCGATCGCCGAACAATTTGAAAAAAGCCGTTCTGATCTTTCCCCATTAAGTATTAAAACTTATGTTAATTGTTTAAACAAAGTCTTGTCTCTCATTAACAGTGATAACATTTCTTCATTATATAATAAATCAGATGAAATTATTAAAAAGTTAAATAGCTATTACGATAACCCAAACACAGTTAAAACCAAATATGGTAGTATCTTAGCTTATCTATCATTATTGAAATCAAATAAAGATATTATACAAGCCCAAGCTAATTATTTAACCGAAACCGATAGATTGAACCATTTGATTAAGAATAAATTGAAAGATAATCAAAAGGATGAAAAGCAAACTCAAAACATGGCTTCAAAAGATGAAAGAGAAGAAATTGAAAATGATCTTAAATCAAAGTTGGTTAAAAATCCAAAGTCATTTGCCGACTATGTCAATTTAAGAAATTATACTTTATTTAAACTTTATCAAAGCAATCCAACAAGGTTGGATTATGCAGATAGTAAAATAATTTATTCAAATGATCCTCATGAAAGTGATGAATATAATTATATTATATTGAATAAGAAGACAAAAAAAGCTCAATATATAATGAATACTTATAAGACAGCTAAAACTTACGGCCAAAAGATAATTAACATTGAAGATGGATTATTTAGTTTGTTGAATGATTATAAAAAAGTTGTTGACAAATTTAATTCAGATAATTATTTTTTGTTGAATGATAAAGGCAAACAAATGTCAAGAAACAATTTAAGTGTCTTATTCAAATCATTTGGTAAAGTTATTAATAAACCAATAACAGTGTCGGGAAATCGTCATTCAGCAGTTTCTGACCTTGTGCCAGTGCAACAAATGCAAGAATTAGCAAACAAAATGGGTAATTCATTGAATGAACAAGTTGGGGTTTATGCCAAAGTTTAAAAAAATCTAATTTATTATAAACAATAAATTCTATAATTAACAAAACAATTTCTTCCCAAACGTTCTTCTATAAAATTTTCCAAACTATATTGATTATATTCTGGATGGTCATAGCTATAAAATTCTTTTGGATATAATTTAAACTTGTTAAGTTCTGGGTATATTGCTTCACTAATTTTGTTAGCCTCTTTATAAAGTAAATCAATACAAGCCTTTCCTGCTTCATTAAATTTATCATATTCTTTAATTATTGTTATTATATCAGTATTTTTTTTACAGGGTGTAAATTCAAACTTTAACATATAGTACATTAATTTAATTTATAAAATAAATTTATATATTATATGGCGACAAGTTCATTAAATAGTTGGAGTTTATGCCAAAGTTTAAAAAAAATCTAATTTATTATAATGAGTATAAATTTATCTGACGAAATTAATAAAATTGTTGAAGCTTTCCGTGAGAATAATTATTCTATGATACATTATGAAAAAGAAATTGCTAATCTTAGAGATGAACAAAGACTTGAACATTTAAAAGCAATTGAAAAACGAAATGAATTAATTAAAGATTATACTGATAAAGCCAGAATATCAGATTCTGAAGATCGCCGTTTGTATTATTTATTAATTAAACATGTTGATAAAGTTATGATTGGCTTTTAAATTTTGGTAAAGTTTTTTATCTATTATTATTGGCATATAATAATAAATAAGATTTTAAAAATTTAAAAATCCAAATCCAAATCTGATTGGGTGCCTTTTGCTGGTGCTTCTTTAAAAATTGGCTCTTCATCTTCTTCCATATTATGGCAATATCTAAAATAAGCTTTATCAAAATTAAAAAGTATTTCATTTAATTCATAAATTTTAATATTTGTCAAATTATAGTTATAACCACAATCATTTCGTTTTTTGTAATCTTTCAATATGGATGATAAAAATTTACCAATTGTTATGTTATCAGGACAAGCTCGTAAATGGTTAAGTTTACAATATTCATTAACAATTTCAATAAATCTTGATACCGTCCATTTAGATTGTGCAAATCTGTTTGGTTGTTTATATAATACTTCAATATATGCTGGTTTACTGTTAAATTGTAAATTTCTTTTGTATGAACTCAAAGGTATTTCGCTAGAAGTTCCAATTTTGTAAGTCATTTTGTAGGTTCTCAAATAATTGAATAGATCACTCATTATTTGTTCGTTTTCCAATTCTGCTTTATATGCGGTTGAATTTTCGCTTGACAATTGTTCTTCAAGACAATGGATCATATTAAAACGTCTGTCGCCTTCTTCAATATAAAAAGCATTATAATTGTTCGTTGTAAAAATCCAATTAGTGTAATCTTCAATTTGGGTTGCATCTTTTCCTTTTGCTTCTGCGTTCTGTTCTGTTCGTGTTATGGTCTCTTTCAATAAATCAGAAATACCACGGGCTTTTGCGCATATCTCATCGCCAGACACTAACAATTTATTAACCAAATGAATGTTGAAAGTCTTTTTTAAATCTTCTATACTGTTCATTTTAGCAGTGTAGCCTTCCAATAATTTTTTAATTCCATCAACCAAACAATTTTTTCCAACCCCTTTTGTGTCAGAGTAAAAAACAAGAGCCACTTTTGTTTTAATATGTGGTTTTTGGATAATGTGAGCAATCCATTGTTTTACATATTCATAATTAACATCATCATTTATGATTTTTTTGAGTAATGAAAGAAATTTATTGTTTGCTTCATTGAAATTTTTAACTTCATAATTGGAATATTTAAACCCATTCCAAAAATTATAATTTTTTCCACTTTCTAAGGTTGAAGGGTCAAAGACAATTTTATTATATGTTTTTTGTTTCTCGTCTTCTAACCATAAATTAATAAATGGGGTTTCTTTTGTTTGTCCTTTATCATTTGTTGTTTTAATTTTCTTTTGATTTTTGGCAAAGCTTACCAATTTTTGTTCGTTCATTAATTCAATTGTTTTATCTTCTTTGATATTAACAAATTTGAAAGGGCTGTTGATTCTGAACACGGTTTTTTCAAATTCTTTTTTTTGTTGTTGGTATGCATCATTAATTTCTTTTTTTTCATCTGGAAATAATTGAGTATATCGAAAGTTTAAGGTTCCCATGGTTTTCTTTAATCCTTCTTTTGGTTTATTATTTGATGATTGCCATTTTGAAATACATTCACGTTTATTGAAGTCAGTACATACTTTTTCGCATAGACTAATAAATAATTTTTTCCCTTCTTCTGAGCCTTTGCTTTCATTGTGAATGATAAAACAAAGTTCAAGCCAAGGATCATAATTATCAAAATGAGGATTACCCATTTTCAAAACTTTCCTTTCAATCTCTTTTAATACTTTGTTGTTTACTGGTTCATCTTCTTTTTTTTCTTCTTCTTCTTCGCTTTCTTCTTTGCTTTCTTCTTCTTCATCGCTTTCATCAAATTCCAAAAGTCCAGCAGTTTCTGGAATATAATGGATAATTGTATCTTCAATTTTACCTTTAACAAGTTTGTTAATTCTTTGTTTGTCTTGGGGTTCTTTCCAAGCATTTACACAACGCATTTTTCCCGCTGATCTATAAACGGTAAGATCAACGTTTAAAATATCAAATTTTGATTTTTTAAGTTTTTCGCTGTCCGATAATAATAATAATACATGTATTGAGGCCAACATTTCTTTAATCTGTGTATATTTAGAATAAACAACCAATTCTTTCATTTGTTTTAAGCTTAAACAATAATCATTTATGAAAGTCAATCTAAAAGAAATTTTGGTATGTGGTTTTGTTTCAAATTTGCATGAATTCATAACTGAAACATCATCAAGTTCACATAATTTGTTTTCAATTTGTTTTGTGTATGCTTCAAATGTTTCTTCTGTGTATTTGCTTTTTTCTTCTTCGCTTAATTTACAATCAATATCAATAAAAATTCTTGCTTTTTTATTAGAATAAACTAATTCAAAATAATTATTAATTTTTTCCAATTTCTTAATGTCAATTGTTTCATGTTGTTCCGTAATATCAATATTGGTTAATAGTCCTTTAATAACGTTTGCGGTGATGGCGGTCATTTTATATATTAAATTAATATAGAAAATAATATTTTAAATGAAATTTTTTTATAATTTTTTCTAAACTTTTTCTAGAATTTTTAAATTTTCAACATTTTCCAAAATTTGTTTATTCTTTTTAATTTTATGGGCTGTTAAAGCCCTTTCTTTTTCTCTTTCTCGAAAAGCGGGGTCATTTTGATATTGTTGACGTTTTTTATTTCGTTGGCGTTCATTTATAAGTTCTTTATTCTTTTCATAATATTTTTGTTGGCTTATTCTTAACTTTTCTTTGTTAATTTTTACAACATAATGATCTTCAGATTGTATTAATGACATTTCTATATTATATTAAGTTAGATTTTTTTTAAAGGGTTTTTAATTCATATTTATAACTCTATTTATCATAGGTATTATTTTAACCTTATTTTTAAAAGCTTCTAATTCTTTTAATGATTTGGTTATACTTGCTTTATCAGATGGTTGGGCTTCTCCCCGTTTCAATCGGTCCTCATATACTTCAATATCAGATTCCAATTTATTTTGTAATTGTTCAATATATATTACCGCTAATTTATTATAATCAAATTTAATTGGTCCTGTTTCAATAAGTTTTTTCAAATTGGCATCGCTTATTTTAGACATACCAACAACTTTTTTATTTTTATGGTATTCGCTTAAATATAAACCAACCGCAGTTTTAAAAACGTGTACAACTGAAAAGTCGGCAAGTGTTAAGGCTTTATTTTTTGGTTCAATTTTAAAATGCTTTGGCAAATCTATAAGTTTAGCGTAATCTTTATTTTTTATTCTTAGCCCTGCGGGTTGTTTA